TTACTTGATCGCGTAAAGTATTAGCAGCTTTAGATAACCATGGCTTCATTAGCCAAGTAACAATTTTGCTTCGTCAGCAGTTAAACCAATGCGATCAAGAATTGCTGCTCTAGCAGTTTCTTTTGCTTTGGCTTCAACTTTCCTTGCTTCGGCTTCGGCTTTGTCTAATGCAATTTGAGCAATTTCGTCAGCGTTAGCATCTCTAATAATTTCCTCGCCAGTTTCGCAATTAACAATTTTAACTTGTGATGTATTAGTTTTACTCATTTTATGATACTCCGTAAAGTAGGGCTGTGCCTGATGTAAAATTACCAGTTTCCATAAATAATGTTATTGATGAGATAGCAATAGTTTGATTATGAATTAAATGATATTTATTAACACTTACGCTCGTGTTTAATGCTGAATCAACATTTATTGATTCTGAAGTTCCAAATTTCCAAGTAACTGTGTTTGTATAATCAAATAAATTTATTACTGTTAAATTTTGTGTAACTGCGTTATCTGTTGCTTGTGTTAAATCACGAAATCTTGTTTGTCCAAAAGTGAATGTTCCATTTGCCGTGCTATATGCCACAACCGTATATCTATTTGCGCCACTATCGCCATTTAATCTCATTTCTAAAATTTGATTATCTGTTGCAGGCAATAAATCTCTAATTACTAATTGTAAATTTTTGTAGGTTTGTGGGATTGAACTTAACACAACTGATGCACCTGATAAAGTTGTTGTGCTAATTAAGGTCATACCACCGCTAGCGGCTGGAGTTGCCCACTCTGGTGCAGTTGCCCCAGAATTAACTCGCAACACTTGATTGGCTGTTCCAATCGCTAATCTTGCTACTGTGTTATCGGCAGTTCCATAAATCAAATCTCCAGCAGCATCAACTAAAGATTTGTTAATTGCTGCTCCAGCATTTGTAAATACTGTGCTATCGATTGCAGTTCCAAGTGATCTAATTGCTGCTGCGCCATCTTTGACCAGCGCGGTGTCATCTGGAGTAGTCCAGCTATAATTGGTAGTGGTTGCCATTTTATCCTATCCTCATGCGACTATTGTAGCGTATTCCCAAGTTAATGTTGGGTCTATTGTGTTCCAAGCCTCTGTTATTGGCGTGGTATTCCAACGCATCGCCACTTGGCTAAATGCAACTGGAGAAACATTGATCGTTAAAAACAGCTCATTGAACCGAGTGCTCCATGACCAGCCTTCAACATAACCTTCAAATTCACCACCTGATATTTGGTTAGGTAGATTAGTTAAATAAACTGGCAAGCCCATAAAGACACCTAATAAAGCATCTCGATCTGAGTTGTCAATTTCAGGGTTGGTTATTGGGAAAGTGATCGATTGGAACTTAGGTAATGGATAAGCTCTTTGAGCGATATACCGATCAGCAATTGCTTGAGCATCTACTGAACCTTGAATTCTTGAATTAATAGTTTCTGCTTTATAACCATAAAGGGCAATTGAAGCGGCATCTGTGGCAGTTTCCTGTGAATTAAAGTTATTGCCATAATTGATATAAATATCATTCCTAACATCACCTGAGCGCATAACTGTGGAAAGGCCAGCACCTAAAGCATGACCAGCATCTAAATCAACATAACCATTTGTAAGCAGATAGTTTTGCCTATGGTCAGCATCGGCATAGCCTATGTTTCCTGCATTATCCTCATAAATGTAACCAAAGGCAGAATTGGCAATATCTGCAACAACATTGTAAATCGTGTCAGTAACATTTGATTGAGCAGTCATTGTGTAAAGGCCGGGTTGATCAATATCGCCTAATCCTAAATTGACTGCATTTTCCCAAGTTTCAGTTGGATTATAAGTTGCCCAAGTTGTAGCTGCTGGCACATCATTCCAAGTGCCAAGTAATACGCTAGACAAAATTGCATAAATTTGATTGCCATCTTCATCTTGAGAAATGTTATCGTTCCAAATTTCTTTGGCTATTCTTGCAAGTGATCCCATAGCGATTATGGTGTATTCGACAACTGTGGCAACAGATCCAGTAGCACCCACCGCAACAGTTACATCCGTAATGTCGCCACCAAATAGGCTTACATAAGTTCCTGCGCTGTTTTTGACTTGTAAATCTAAGCTGTCATTAATGTCAAAAGGTAATGTTTGACCATTTAAGGCCACTAAACTTATTTGAACATAAGATGGATTTGGTTGTGAGTAAATATCATCACGACCAGCCTGATGCTGAATATCGCTAATTGCTATGTCAGTATAATCGACTCCACTGACAATTAGTTTCCAATCAGGATTCCATACTGTCATGGTTACTTCTTAACGGCTGCGCGTGAAAGATATGGGTTTGATCTTGCTGCACTATCATTTACAACCTTAGCAACAGCTCTTGCAGCACCTTCGCCATCGATTGCATTAACAGTTATGTTTGTAACGCCTTGACCTGTGGTATAAGCACCACTTGCTCTTGGAACTGATGGTAATGATGACCTCGCAGCTGATGGAGCAGGGTTTGGAATTGAGCCTACATTTACACCAGGAATTATATTAACCACTCTGATTAACTCATTTGCTAGTGATACGACTAAGCCAATCGCTTCTCTCAAGAATGTAATAAATCCTGAAATAATTCCAGAAACAACTCCTATTGCTTTACCAAATGACTCTGCACCTCTTTGAGTTTCGCTAAGGCTGGCACTTAATCCTTCATCACCAGTTAATCCTGCAATAAAAGCATTAAGAGTTGGAATTCCTTGATCATTTAAAAATGTAATAAATTGCTCAACTGCTGGCAATAAAGCAACGCCTAAACTTTCCTTTGCTTCGTCAAATCCTACTTTTAGTCGATCAATTTTTCCTTGAAAAGTTTCAGCATTTGTAGCTGCTGCTCCACCATATAACTCTGCTAATTTGGCTTGAACTTCGGTGAAAGATAATGTTGATAATTCGGCCTTGCTTAATCCAAGTCCTAATCTACCAAGAGATGTAACATTTCCATCTTGAGCACGACCTAAAGCATTTGCAACAGTTTCTAAATCTTTACCTGATGCAGCACTAATATCTAAAGCAAGAGTTAATAACTTTTGGGCTTCCTCAGTAGATTTTGTAGATACTGCCAATCTTTGCATGGCAGGACGCAATTTATCATCTGCAACACCTGTCGCTAAAGAGGTCTTAAGGATCATGTCCTCAGTTGCCCTTATTTGGGCATCAGTAGCCCCTGTGGCCTGTCTTAAAGCATTGGCTAACCTTAACTGTGCCTGTTCATCCTCTATCGCAGCCTTGACCCCATCAACGGCTAATTTGCCAGCATAGGCAACGGCAGCAGCAGCAGCGACAGCAAAAGCAGCAGCAGCCTTCTTTCCAAACTCACCAATTTTACTTGAGTTGGTTTCAACGGCTTTATCAGCTTCGCCTAACTTCTTTTTTAAGTCATCTACATCAGCAAGGATTGATAACTTTAATGTGCGATTACCGGTTGCCATTAGACCCATTCCTTAATAATGCGAGTAAAACTTTCTTCCCACTTGTTAATCAATTCAGGCTGAATTCTGCGAAGGGTTGGATAAATGAACCATCCGCGAGATCCACGACCTGACCGCCCAGAATATGTAGGGAACTGTTTGAATTTATTTGAACCAAACTCAACACCACCCCATAGGGTTTGCGTAGTAGCACCACCTGAAAACTTTTGTCTGGCGAATCCATAACTGAACTCACCGATCTTGCTTGATTTTTTAATGCTAACGCCATCCGCGACTCTTTGCGCAACCGCGCCTGCCTTTGTTCTACCTCTAGCTGCTTGCTTAATTTCCTCAGATGCAAAATACGCCAGAGCAGCAGATTGACGGCGTGCTTCATCAGTAGCTTGGTCGTCCATAAGTTTAAAAGCCTTATAAATATCGCGCAGGTCTTTTTTATTGTAGGCGATTGTTTCATTTGCCATACCTCTGCTCCAATACTTCTATCGCTGTCAAAATGTCGTCTGAATCAACCCATTCACTCATTGGTATTTGTGTGGCTATTGCCAACTCAACCAATAATCTGCTTAGGCTTCCTGCTGGATGACTTTTGGGTCTGCATCACCGACTATTACATCGGATACTGTTTCCATCCATACTTCAAAAACTTTTACTGGTTTTCCTGCTGTTTCTCGCTTATGTGCGTTATATGCTAAAAACATTAAATCCCACATACCAAGTTTTTCTTTTGCTTGGCTTATGGTATGACCAGTTTGCTTTTCCCATTTTGCCCACTCAGGCGGTTGAGCTACATAAGTGGCTTGCTCGCCTGAGTTATATTCAATTGTAATCGGTAACTTCATTGTTTGCTCCCTAGTTGTTTATTAAGAGAAGTTTTCGGTTGGTGTTCCAATAACTGTTAATGTCCAAGTATCTGTTAATGCTCCCGGGGCTGCTCCGCCAGCTGTTGGGAATATTGGCAATACATTGAAACTAAAAACTGCTCCAGTTACAGCTGTGAAAGAAACCGCAACAGGTGTGTTTGCATTCTGCTCGGCATTAGTCCACATGTTTTCAAATAATGAACCTTGCGCAGCTGCTGATCCCCAATCCTGTAAAAGTTCAATTTCAAAAGTCCATTGAGCATTTACGGATTTGTAAGCATTGCCGTCTAGTGTTTGATAGGTTTCAATAGTTGTATCACATGAAAGTGTTGCCGATGTTGTTTGTGCATCGTAAGCCTTTGTGTCTAGAGTAAATGACACATCGCGCCCAGTGATGATTCTTGTTGACATTTTTTCTCCTTAGATTGTTCTCGTGTAATAGGTGCTGACTCTAACATCTGCTATGAGCAGAGTTGATGCTCCAACTTGTGTGACTGTTGGTCTTTCGACCGAACTGACAATGTAGCCTGCTGGAATAACTGCCAGAACACTAATTACTAACTGCTCGATATTGTCGAGTGATGCAGGATTGCTATTATAGGCAACT